AAGAATGAAGATGGAACAAATAATACAAATTATGTAGATTTATTAGAAGAGGATAAAGCAATATCTGGTCAAAAGTTTGCTTGTTTGTCATTTGTAAGTCCAGAAGAAATTATAAAACAGAGAGACCACTTTTTCTTTGAAGAGTTTCTAAAGCAATGGAATTATAAAAAGTCGGTGGATGTCATGCTTCATTTTATTAGTTTTATTTCTTACAAGTATAATTTGACATTTGAGAAAGTAAATGAAGATTTCCAGGATTTTTTGAAGACTGAGCATGAATCCATCATGAAGTACAATGTAAATGATGATTTTAAAACATTTATTGACACCAATGAGGAGAGACTGGATGTTGAATTCGGGGAACAATACGAATTTCAAACATCGGTTAGAGGAATTAAAGTTCGCGGCGTTTTTGCCTCGCAGAAGGAGGCCGAGATGCGCTGCAAGCTGCTTCGCGAAGTTGATCCCAATCATGATGTCTACGTGGGTCCGGTGGGAATGTGGGTTCCGTTTCATCCGGATGCGTACAAGACCGGGCGCGTTGAGTACATGGAAGAAACGCTAAATCAGCTCATGTCGGAAAAGAAAAAGAATGAGGATAATGCCAAAAAAGAATTCGATAAGCGCGTAAAAGAGGCTAAAGAAAAGGCAATCGAGGAAAATAAAAAGAATGCAGAGAAATCTGGGAACAAACTTACCCAAACCATTAATTCCAAGGGAGAGCTCGTAAGCGTGAAAAATATGTCGGCTGATGAAGACGCCGCAAATGCAGGCGAAGATGAAGAAGAGACGGAAAATGTCACACTCGACGACATCCGCAAACAAATGTTTGATACAGAAAATGTGGTCATTGACAAGAATACGGACCATGGACTGTCGCGTCTTACTGAAAATCAGGCTCTAAATCTTGACAACGAGGACGACATTGGTCTTGATGAATGAAGGTTCAACCAATAAAAAATAATAATTAAATTATGAAATTATAAATTTAATTATTTATTTATAGTAAAGAATATAAAGCTATATGCACAATATGCACATATACAATCATCTAGATAGATAGAATACAAAATGACAACAAAAGCAATTGGAATTGATTTGGGAACAACATATTCGTGCGTGGGTGTTTGGCAGAATGAGCGCGTGGAGATTATTGCAAATGACCAGGGAAATAGGACAACGCCGTCATACGTTGCATTTACGGATAGCGAACGTCTAGTAGGAGATGCTGCGAAAAATCAGGTATCCATGAATCCAGATAATACTATTTTTGACGCAAAACGTCTCATCGGTAGAAAAATTGACGATGCCAGTATTCAGAGTGATATGAAGCATTGGTCATTCAAGGTGGTTGCCAAGGATGGCGGGAAGCCACATGTTCAGGTGGAATTCAAGGGAGAACAAAAGACGTTTTCTCCGGAGGAAGTATCTGCAATGATTTTGGTCAAGATGAAGGAAATTGCGGAGAGCTACTTGGGCTCTGCTGTGACGGAAGCTGTAATTACTGTTCCGGCTTATTTCAATGATGGGCAGCGTCAAGCAACCAAGGATGCGGGTGCAATTGCGGGGCTAAATGTGTTGCGCATTATCAACGAGCCAACTGCGGCGGCAATTGCATACGGGCTTGATAAAAAGGGAAAGGGTGAGAGCAATATTTTAATTTTTGATTTAGGCGGAGGCACATTTGACGTGTCGCTTTTGACAATTGACGACGGAATTTTCGAGGTCAAGGCGACGGCAGGAGACACGCATTTGGGTGGTGAGGATTTCGATAACCGGCTTGTGAATTGGTGTGTTCAGGAATTTAAGCGCAAGACCAAGAAGGACCCAACCGGCAATAACCGGGCTTTGCGTCGGTTGCGAACTGCGTGTGAGCGTGCTAAGCGAACTCTTTCAGCGTCTGCAGAAACAACTATTGAGGTGGATTCATTGTTTGATGGAACCGACTTTATGACCAAAATTACGCGAGCCAAATTCGAAGAGCTGTGCATGGATTTATTTCGTTCTACTATTGACCCTGTTGACCGCGTGCTCAGGGATTCTAAAATGTCCAAAAGCAGCGTTGATGAAATTGTGCTGGTTGGAGGGTCGACGCGCATTCCAAAAGTGTGCAGCTTGCTAACCGAGTATTTTAATGGAAAGGAGCTCAATCGTTCAATCAATCCGGACGAGGCGGTGGCGTATGGCGCAGCAGTTCAGGCGGCGATTTTGTCAGGAGACAAGTCGAAAATTACGCAGGATATTTTGTTGCTGGATGTTGCGCCGCTGTCTTTAGGAATTGAGACGGCTGGTGGTGTCATGACCAAGTTGATTGAGCGAAATTCCACGATTCCGTGCAAAAAGGGGCAAACATTCTCAACCTATGCGGATAATCAGCCCGGCGTTTTAATTCAAGTGTTTGAGGGTGAGCGCCAGCTAACCAAGGACAATAACATTCTTGGTAAATTTCAACTGGACGGCATTCCTCCGGCGCCGCGCGGAACTCCGCAGATTGAGGTGACGTTTGATTTGGATGCAAATGGCGTGCTCAACGTGAATGCGGTTGATAAAGCTGGCGGCAAATCGAATAAAATAACCATTACGAATGATAAAGGACGGTTGTCAAAGGATGACATTGAGCGCATGGTTGCTGAAGCGGAAAAATACAAAGAGGAAGATGCAAAGCACAAACAAAAAATTGATGCGCGAAACGGGTTTGAGAATTACGTTTATTCGGTAAAGAGTTCAGCTTCTGAACCGGGTATGCAGGAAAAGTTATCCGAGACGGACCGTAGCGCAATTGAGGACGCTTGCAAGGCGTCGCTTGAGTGGCTGGAATCTGTGGGTCACAGTGAAACAGATGCAGCCGAGTATGAATCACAACAAAAAAAACTGGAAGGAATTGTTAGTCCAATTATTTCGAAATTGTATGCTTCTGCTTCTAATGGAATGCCGGGTGGAATGCCTGAACAACAACAACAACCACCATCGTCATCACCCTCTTCATCTGCTGGACCAAACATCGAAGAATTGGATTAACAACAACATCAACAACAACTGCAACAAGCTGCTTTAAAATCACAAGGTGCCGACCCTTTCATATGATAGATGCACGTCAAAAATGTCAAAATTGGAATGCCAAACATTAATGATATTATAAAATAAGTTATAATCGTCACGGTTCTTTGATCGAACGGGGAAGGTGATGGTGATGATTTGTCATCGGTTGTTGAAGAATTGGTGGTCATAATAGTAACATTAACATTGGTTTCAACTAATGAAATAAATGTTCCCAATATTGACAATGATAAATATACTGTCAATATTGTTTTTCTTGATGGTTTGTCATGATATTTCATGTAATTGTCTGGTTAGTTGGAATATATTAAAATGAAACATTTATTTTCAATTTTTAATTATTTTTTCTTTAATAAATATAAATGTATTCAATAGGATTTAGTATTCCAAAAGAAAAAGTATGCAATGACTATATACAAAAAACAAAAATTTTATCCAATCTGATACCAGGAGAATTAAAAACCTATATTTATAATACTGAAAAAGAATACTACAATGAATACAAACAATCATATTTTGCAATAACTAAATCAAAAGGTGGTTGGGATTGTATGAGACACTATGAAATATTAGCAAATGGGTGTGTTCCATATTTTATTAATATTGAAAACTGTCCAAAAAACACGATGACATTATTACCAAAAAATTTGTTGATGGAAGGAAATAAACTGTACACCAATACATTCAAAAATAAAAAAATAAATGAATTGAATGAGGGAGATATACAAGAATACAATATACTAAGAGACAAATTAATAGAACATACAAAAAATCATTTAACTACGGATAAAATGGCAGAATACATATTGAAAAAAACAAATTTTGAAAGTGTTGAAAAAATTTTATATTTATCTGGTAATATTTCTCCAGATTATTTACGATGTGTGACATTACATGGATTTAAATCTTTAATTGGCAGTGACTGCCACGATTATCCTAAAGTTCCACACATTTATAAATCCAACAATATTAATTATGAAAGTTTGTACGGAAAAGGTATGACCTACACAAATTTATTAGACCCAAAATTACATAATGATAATTTAGATGCTACTATAATTGACAATATTAAAAATAAATATTATGATATCGTTATATACGGTTCTTACCATAGAGGAATGCCATATTATAACTTAATTTCTAAAATATATAAGTCTAATGAAATAATTTTATTATGTGGAGAAGATTTACACATATGCAATTATAATAATGCTATAAAAAAAGGGCACCCCGTATTTGTAAGAGAATTGTAATTTGGCGTTTTACACCGATTATAACAAATATTACCATTCAAACTTATAATATATGTGTAGCACCTGTATACTCTATCCATTCTTCTAATGTAAACTTTATAAAATCATCAGGAAGTAAATAGTTTTTATATTCCATGTCAAAACCAAGTTGAGTCATTTCATAGTAATGTGGTAAGGCATGTTTCATAATATTTAAAAATTCTTCAATAGAATGTATTTCTGTCTCTTTTGCTCCTATTCCACTATATAAGATATATGGCATTTTACTTATATAACTATAATTATTCAAATATATTTATATACTAATCGGCGTTGATATATTACAAAAAATATAAATTGAAAACTTTTCGATTACTTTTAAAATGTTCAGTGTTCGAACCGGCAACAAGTCAACTCAATTATATCATCATGCAAACCACAGGCAACTCATCCAAATCCGGAGTAGGCAAGTCCGGAATAAAGAGAAGGAATAAGAAGGAGGCATCCGAGTGGTTTCAGAGTCTATCAGTCATCGAGCAATTATTATTGAAACAAGAAGCAACCCCATCATCCTCGTCAGAGGAGAGAAAAACAAAAAAAGAAATGCATCAGCGCGAGCGTGAACTGCTACTCAAACGGCAAACTGAACACGAAGCCCGCATGAAAGCCCAGTTGCAATCCAAGGCGGAAATCACAAAACAAATACAAAAATGTCAAGAAATGCGCCGCCAACTGATTCCACACCACATGAGGTTGTACCAGATGAGGTTGAAACAGATGCATCTGCATGATGATGATTATACAAGGTCTTGGCATTTCCAATTCAAACTTGGCATGATGGAATCCGGTATTTCAAATCAAATACGGTTGATACAAAATGAAGAAAAAGTCCTTTTCGACATGCACCAAAAACACCACTGCATCAAAAAATCAATAACAGAAATTATTGAAAAAACAAAAACATCCTCGTTTTCCAAGCTCTACACAAGAGTTCAAGCAAAAAATTATGTGGATGACGTCTACAAAATGGTGGCAGTCTAAGGGTTTGAATTTTCACTTGTTGTTGCATTGTTGGCGTTGTGGATTACTGTAACATAGCAGTAGTCGCCAATTTGTTTTTTTTCTCGAATGATAAATATTTGTTTTCGCTTTTTAAAATCAAAAGCAATCATAATTACCATTTATTTTTTTTCACACTGATTTTTGGTCCCGCTCCTTTTTTGTTGATGTTTTTCGGGTCATACGCCTCCTCTTCGTCATCAGAATTCAAATCCTTGCTCATCTCCCAGAATTCTTTACTACCGAGTTTGAACGGACCGTGCTGTTGCGCCTTGTACCAGAAAATTTGGTCCTGTAGCTTATTCGACTTGGCGTTGTTATTTATCACCAAACACTCGAAATTTTCAGTGCACTGGTCCATGACCTGACAGAACGACTCAAAGGTCGGAAACATTCCCGCATAATTTTCATAGATTCGTTTTCGGTTACCTATGTACGGCTCTCGCAGGATAAACACGTAGTCAATGTTGGTTCTCAAATTGGGCGGAATGCCTAAAGGATATTGCATTGTGATGACCAGCATAATCTTCCAATGACGGCCGTTCATAAAGAGGAGACGCATCATAGTGTCGCGGGTCCATTTATTATCGAACAAGCAATCATCGAGGACGACGAATGTTCTGGGGTCTATGGTGCTCCGTTTATAAGATTCCATTTCCTTTTTGACTTGTTTGAGAACTGCTTTTTGTCGTT